AAATAAATGTATGATTGCAATTTTGTTTAATTCTGCAATCATGGATTTTTGTATTCTATTAATAGTTCTTGCAAAACGAATATCTAACAACGATAAGTTTTTACCGTCACCAACAACCTCTTCGAAACCAAGGTAAGCCTTTGGTATTCTCAGGGCGGTTACAAGTTTCTTTTGAATGTATTCGATATCGGCAATTTCTGCCAAATTTTGAGCCCCTGGTAACGTATCTATTGGGTTAGGTGCCGCAGCGTCACGAACAGGAATAAAATAATCTTGGTCAACCGCCATTTGGTTGAATCTCATATCGACATTTCCTGATTGACTGTCAACAATCTGACTTCTTTTAAATTTGTTGGCGACACGTTGTACATACGGCTCGACATCCGCGTCATCCATATTACCGACAAATACTTTAAATACACGTCTTTCAGGTGCTCTTGATGTTCTATAAATTAACATCGCATCTTCTGATAATAAAAGTTGTTTCCAAATACGTCTTGCTTTTTCTAACATGGAAGTTCCATAAGGAAGTTTTCTGTCATCACCTAATAATCTGAAATGAGCAATTTCCCATGAATTAAATTCCATGTCTTTTGCTTTCCATTTGAATCTTAATCCTCTATTTTCTTTGGGTTCTTCCACTGTTTGTCGTGACGCTTGTGCTGGCATACCCCTCTCTAAACGTTCTATCTCAATATTAGGAAGTTGCATACAACCAACAACTCCTTTGTCAGAATCTAATTTCAAATAAACAAAGTTATCACCATACTTACATGTGTTTCTTGTCCACATTGGTAAATTGGTATTAACGTCTAAAACATTGTTAAATAAATCAGCTAAAATTCCTTTGATTCTTTTTGATTCTGAATATATTTGTAACATATATCCATTTTGGTCAACAGTTGTAGATTCTTCACCATAAATGTCTAATGCCGCAGAAATCTCAGGTGTATATTCCATAGATTCATAATCGTAGAAAGATGCTAATCGTGTTGGTTCATAATAAACCGCCTGAGTATAAAGATTACTTTCAATTTTTGTCCATTGATTGGCTAAATAATATGTTTGTTGAGCTTGGAGTAATTCTTTCTCGTATTCATCTTTAGATTTAGTTTTGAGTAATTCTTTTCTATCAAATTTATATGTTGGGTAATCTTGATTTAGTAAAGCATTAGGTCCAAATGCATGAGACAACCTTTGCCATACTGTCATATTTTTATTGTTTTCCATAATTCAAATTTAAATCTAAAAATCTATAATTAAATAGTTTTATTTTATGTTATATTCCATCTTGATTTAAGATACTCAGTTACCCAATAATGTGTTACGTCATTATGTATCGTATTGAAAATTATAAAATCCGACATAAACCCTTTATATTGGAAAATTTGGTCACAAGGAGGGAAAGGAACCACACCACAAGGAGTTGAACTACGTGTATAACCCCCAATTATCAAATCAAACCCTGAATTGATGTCTGTCGGTATATTTAATTGAGTTGAAGAATTTACCAAATTATTATTTACATAAAAATATGCCGCTGTTGTGATTAAGTCTGAAGGGTCTTTAGCTCTTACTGAAAATACTCTGAGAGAACCTGAATCTAATGTAGAGGCACTGATATTTGTCTCAAAGTCAGAGCTCAAAATAGTTGTTGACCCTGCTCCTCCACTACCATTCCTAACCAAATAAGATATTTTGTGTAATGATGTACCAACGTTGTAATCAATAGTTAAATTTACACTTCTAGGAACTGTTCCCACACCATACCCTGGCTTAGTTGAAAATATTGCCGTTTCATACAATACAGACTCAGGTTTAGCCACCATATAAATTGTGTATTCATAACCTGGCTGATACATAAAATCTAAAGGTGTTGAACTATCGACAAAATAATTTAAATTATAACATGGGTCTGCAGATGATACCACAGGAAAGTAAACCATACTATTTCCCGATAAAGTATCCCAATAAGGTGAACAGGTTATACCTGAAACAGTAGACGCACTATAAAAATTATCATTAACTCTTGTCATAGTCCCAATTGGGTCTCCTGAAACAGATGGTGACGGCGATAAGAAAGACGGATAATATGAGGAATAATATAATAATGGTTGTCCTAGACTAAGAGGGTCTATTTCACAATTTGGTAGACTGATTACTGTACCTCCTGAAACTTGAATTATATAACTTGACGGAGTGGTCACTATGTAGTATCCGTCGGGAATAGTTGAGCAATTCGTATCAAACGAAAAACCTGAATATACATAATCACCAATTTGTATTGGAGAATTTAGTGTATTAATTCCATATCCGAGACTTGAGGAACTACCTGAAGTAATGTTATAATCCGCCAAAGCTTCACATGAGGAAGTTAAACCAGTTGTAAAGTAATTACTATCATATTCATATAGTGCGATTGTGAATGTTAAACCTGATGGTCTTTCGCAAGTAACACTTGGTGTAATCGTTGGAGTGATACTCGGTGTGATACTTATAGTTGGAGTAACCGTTGGAGTAATTGTGGGTGTCGGTGTTGAAGTTTCTCCCTGAGTGATTGTTGGTGTTTTTGTAGGTCTCGGTATTCTTCCAATTTGTTTGTGGATGTGAACCTTATCGTTTGGACTTCTCTCAACTGTAAAAATACCTTGTCCTGGTACGTTCAGTTTACTACCTCCAAAGTCTCGGTTCGATTTTTTTCTTCTTTCTAATCCCATTTTTCATAAATATTAGAGACCACCAAATAACCATCTATACTTCATATATTCTTCCTTACTTATATTACCATTACTAAATTGACTTTTTCTTTCATTATAATGAGGAATAACAGGGTCGAAAGCTAAATTTTTACTTACACTTTCATTATTGTTCACTGACCAAGAATCAATCATAGCCTTTGTTTGTTGAGTTACTTTGGTAAGACTGCTAAATGAAGATTCCGCAACATAAGTCGCCATCGATATCGCCATAATTAAATCATCATGATGTCCTTTTTGATGGTCAGGTCTTCCGTTTATGTAAATAAATGTATTCATTTCGTTATATAAACGACTACTATACACTTTAAATTCGTGTCTCATAGCTTCTTCATAAGAAGCAATAATTTGAACTCGTTTATTATTGAAATTTATGCCAGGTATCTTTTCATTGGCTTTTGGGTCATATTTCCATTTATTTGCAATATCAACACCATCAATATATAGATTTTTGTATCCCATTTCTTGGAGTTTTCTCGCGGTTGATACTCCCATACCACCAGTAATATCTATCACAATAAAACAAGAATACATATTAGCCCACTTGTAACAAATTTCAGCCATCGTGTCAGGAGGTAATTTACCCACATATTCGGCAACTTGTTCTCTTTCATCAAAATCTATAATTTGAAACGAACTAAAATCCTCGGAGTCACCTCTTGATACGTCAACTCCCATAACATATTTATGCCCAATTACAGGTTCTTTCCATATCCACAAAGAGTTACCCATCATTTTATTTTGAGGGTCTCTTATCATATTTTCTCTAACTTTTTGTAGTAAATTAGAATCAAAAACATTATCACCTGACCCTAAAAAATTACATTCCAACTCTTGAGAAACTTTTCTTTTATCATATTTAAGTTTCTTTACCATACTCTCAAACCAAAATGAACATGGTTTGTATCCATCGTCCATTAGTGATTTTAATTCTTGATAATTCCTTTCAGGAAAAGGAATTGTTTCCCAATTCAAAATATCTTGTTTACTATATTCTTCTTTATTTAACAAATAATGAATAATGTCTTTTGTTTTTACCAAATATAAATCTTTGGTGTATCTTGGGTCTCTAAACCAGTACATTTCGGAAATTTTGAAATCATTCATATTTCTTAACGCTTGGTCATAAATTTCATAGTAAATTGGGTCATATCCATTGGGGGTTGATACCACAATCACTTTACCACCTGTAGAAAGGGACGCCATACAAGCCGCCCAAAAATCACTGTCCGCTTCAATAAACGCCGCCTCATCAAAAATAAGAACTGTAGGTGTAAAACCTCTTAATGCGTCTTTCGATGTTGCAACCGCCTTAACTTCACATCCGTTATTTAATTTAAAATGTTTTTGGGAATCTTTTTCTTTTGCAAAATCAATATTAACCCATGAAGGCCATTGACCTATAAATCCTCTAATTTTGTTGGCCATCTCTTGAGATGTATCCAATTTATTTGCAATGATTAGAATTTTTTCAGGTTTTTCTTTTTTTGCAAATGCTAATTTTTTTGATACCCAAGCGGCGGTAACTGTAGAAACACCTGCTTGTCGATATTTTAATGCAATGTTTTCGTTATAATTTTCATAATCCTCCAATAAAGATATTTGGTCAGGAAATAATTCTAGCGGAACATATTTTGATACTGTATTATCGTAGGTCTGTAAATAAGTTTTAAGAGCGTATGGAGTATCTCTCATACACTTAACATATTCCATTATTACCTGTTCTTTTGTTAAACTCATAAAAAGTATTTACTATAAATATTAAAAACCCCCATTTAATAATAAATGAGGGTTTTTAGTTGTGAATATTATACTATTTATAGACCTAAATCCGATAAATCAAAATCATCGTCGCCCATACTTTCTTCGTAATCTCTTTGTTTCAATTCTTTCACAATTTCATCTACCATTCTTTGGATAAACTGAGTACCTTTGGGGTCTCCAGATAAAATTAATTTAGCAACTTTAAAAAACTCTTTGGCGTCCAATTTTGAAAATCTCATGAAAAGATAATGTTGGATATGTTTTTTGTCCTCATCAAATAATTCGATTGGATACGCTCCCATAAATTTCTCCCAAAAAATCGGACCTAATCGTGAATCCCATATTTCGGCAGGTAATGTGTCTTCTGCACTAAGAATCATTTCTTGTTGTCTTGGGTCATCAGGTAAACCATGAGTTCCAAATATTTCATAAACACCTTTCACTAATTCATGTACTAACAATGGAAAAGTAAATGCTCTTGCTTTCACTGTTGGAGGGTCGGTTTCTTCATCAACTTCTGATTGTCCCATCTGCGCTTCACCGCTTCCTGCCATTCCTTCCATATCAGGAAACAACCAATACGCATGTTCCATCAAAGATTGTGAAACAGTGTAAAGATTCATCAATTGTGGGTCTATATCATTCAACTCTCTTGAGACTAAATTAAACATATGACCTCCTTTGAAAGCCGCTCCTTGAATTAATGAATTTATGAACCTTCTTTTTGCTCTTTCCAAATTGAAAGTCTCAACATCACCCATAAATTCCTCAATTTCTAATTCACTAGGAAGTTCAGGTTCTTTTTTCATTCCTTGAGCA